CTGGTGTTGGAGCAACAGGTGCTAGTAATTCAAATTTCATTGGTAATCGAGCTGGTGCTTATGCAACAAGTGCTCAATATTCAAACTTTATGGGTTATGAAGCTGGTTATTTAGCAACTAATGCTTATCAATCAAATTTCTTTGGAATTTATGCTGGTTATAGTGCAACAAGTGCTAACCAATCAAATTTCTTAGGGCGAAATGCTGGTTATCAAGCAACAGGTGCCAGCAATTCAAATTTATTTGGTTATAATGTTGGTAATGGTGGTGTTTTAGGTAGCTTAGGTTCAAATAATATAATTATTGGAACAAATATATCATTACCTGCTGGAACAACAAATTCAATAAACTTAGGTGGTGTTTTATTTGGAAAAAATACATATTCAGCCACAACAGGTACTCCAAGTATATCTGCACAAACACAAGGTAGAATTGGGATTAACGTAGTTAATCCAACAAATACACTTCATATTTATAGTCAATCTGCTAATACATCAGGATTAAGGTTAGAAAGACTTATTAGTAGTAGTCCGATAAGTGTTGGTCAAGCTATAGGTGTTGATTTAAGCGGTAATGTTGTTACAATATCTGGAAGTAGTGCAAGTGGGTCAACACCTTCATTACAACAAGTATTGGATTATAACCATGATTTAATTAATGGAAAGAATTTCCAAGGAACAAATGCTGGTTATCAAGCAACAAATGCTGATAAATCAAATTTCATAGGTCAAAATGCTGGTTATAGTGCAACAAGTGCTTATGATTCAAATTTTATGGGTGCTGGTGCTGGTAGTGGTGCAACAAGTGCTTACCAATCTAATTTCATGGGTAATGGTGCTGGTGGTAAAAGTGTTTTTTCAAACGATTCAAATTTCTTTGGTTATAACGCTGGTTATTTAACAAATCAAGCTAGTAATTCAAACTTTATGGGTAACGAAGCTGGTAGTGGTGCTAATTTAGCTCAATACTCTAATTTTTTTGGTAATAGTGCTGGTCAATTGGCAATTCTTGCTAATAATTCAAATTTCTTTGGTTTTAATACTGGTTATCAAGCAACAAATGCTGATAATTCAAATTTCTTAGGTTATCAAGCTGGTCTTCAAGCAACAAATGCTTATAATTCAAATTTCTTTGGTAATAGTGCTGGTTATGGTGCAACAGGTGCTTCTAGTTCAAATTTCTTTGGTGATAGAGCTGGTTATAACACAACAAATGCTAGTAATTCAAATTTCTTTGGTGATAGTGCTGGTAACCGTGCATATAGTGCTAATAGTTCAAATTTCTTTGGTAATGGTGTTGGTTATAGTGCAATAAGTGCTAATGATTCAAACTTCATGGGTTATGAAGCTGGTTATCAAGCAACAAATGCTAGTTATTCAAATTTCTTTGGTTATAAAGTTGGTGGGTCTTTTACCAATAATAATGTTGGTTCAAATAATATAATAATCGGTACAAATATATCATTACCTTCAGGAACAACAAATAGTATTAACTTAGGTGGTGTTTTATTTGGAAAAAATACATATGAAATAACAACAGGTAATCCAAGTATAACAGGACAAACACAAGGTAGAATTGGTATTAATGTGGTTAATCCAACAAATACACTTCATATTTATAGTCAATCTGCTAATACATCAGGATTAAGACTTGAAAGATTAACTGGGGTAACAAATGATGGAGAACCAATTGGTGTTGATTTAAGTGGTAATGTCGTAACATTAATAAATTTACAAAAAACAATTACATCAAATTATACAGCAAGTAGTCTTGACAATAATTATACAATATTAATTAATAATAATGCAACACCAGTTACCATAACAATACCAACTGGTTTATTACAAAAAATAAGTATTGGTTTCATTCAACAAGGAACTGCAGATGTTAATTTTGTTGGTGGTGTTGGTGTTACAATAAACTCACCAGGTAGTATGTTAAAAATAAAAGGTCAAAATTATAATGCATATGTTGAACAAGTTGGTTCAAGCAATGTTTACCAATTATTAGGTAATTTAAAAGCATAATTTATGTGGAATTTTAAAAGGGATATTTTTAGAGTTGCTGGAGATACAGCTTGTGTTACAGGAGATTCAATTGGTTATAGTTTTGCGTTGACTGATGATGTATGTACAAGTTGTACTCCACAAACAAGAAATAATTTAGAAACATTCAATCAATTAAGAGTACGTAGTTATTCATCTTTTAAATCAGATGGTACGCAATTATATCTTACACAACATAACAATGGTTTAACTGGAGGTAGTGTTAGAGACCCTATTATAGCTTATAATTTAACTACTCCATGGAATGTGTCAAGTATTATAATAACTGGCACCACAAATGGTTCTAATGCACCATTTTTCCCATTTGTAAATCCAGCGGCAATATCTATAAATACAGCATATTCGATAGGAGAAACTCAAACACTTGGTCATTATTTTTCTCCAGATGGTTTACAAATATTTACATGTGGTGGTCAAACAGGTCTTATACAAAAATATACTTTGAGTACTGCTTGGAATATAAATACAATGACTTTAAATTCTTCTACATTAGAATATACTGGAACAACAGGTTCTAGTGTAAAAGCAATTAAATTTAGTTCTGATGGGTTAAATATGATACTACTTGGAACTACAACAGCAAGATATACATTGAGCAGCCCATGGGTGATAACTGGTGGAACATTAAATTATACAGCAAGTGGTAATTACACAGATATTGATTTTCAAGATAATGGATTATATTTATTTACGTTTGATAGTGGTGGAAATAATTTAATTAGAAAAACCTTATCAAGTGCTTATAATATAACTGGGGTAACATCAACTCAAACTCTTAATCTTTCAACAATACCATTAGGTGGTGGTAGTAGCCCTACTATACATTTTAAAGATGGTTACAAAGGTTATATTAGTACTTTTGCAACATTTACTGGTAATACTATTACTGCTTTTGAACTTTCGTGTAGTTTTGATATTAGCGGACCAATAATTTAAAAAATTAAAATAATAAATTAGATAATTATAATAAAAACATGCCACAATTAATAAAAAAAATAGAAGCTAACGTAAAACCATATTTTGTAGGAAATGTGTTTTATGTTACATCTATTACTGGACTTATTCAAGAAGAAGATTATATTAATTTATATGGTTATGTTGCTTATCTACAAAATCTTAAACAAACTGAATATACAGAAGCTTTGACGATGCCTTTAGCGTATGGATTAAAAAACCCACATAACATTCCAATGATTACATTACAAATAGATTATTAATGAGATATCAACAAAAAATATACATACAAAACAATAATAGTGCTTTGAGAAATAGAAATAATGTTAATGTTAACATGTCTTCTGATATATGTGTATTTAATGCACCTTTATTTAACGTAAATGGTGCTACTAAAATTAATTGCACGGGTTCAACTAGTGGTGGTACTTATATTACCACATCAACATCTACAATACCTTTAACATTTGAATTTACTGGTAATACTGATAGTTTTTCAGCAACTAGTGCTTCTTTTAAATATGAAATTTATAAGTATAGTGATTCTATTAGTTCTTTTGATAAAACACCAGTATATAAATCTAATATTATTAATTATTCAGCTTTTAGTGGGACAAACACAACATTAGAAAACATTCCAGTAAGTGGTTTATCTTTAGATGGTGAATATTTAATTAAAGGTTATTATGATTTTGATGTATGTACCAATTTTTTAAATAAATTAGGTAAAAAAATAAATACATTAGCTTATAAAAATGGTAGTGAATATGGTTTATATAACAGTAATGTTGATTATTATTTCTCGGCTATACAACAACCAGATTCACCAAATTTTTTATTAAATAATTCAAATAATTATCCAGATAATACATTAAGACAACAAACAATAGTATTAAGTTTTCCAGAACCAGAGTATGATGATAATGATAATTTAATACCAGCAACACCATATAGAACATTTGCTATAAGTGATTATTCAGGTAATTTTGTTATAACATTAAATGGTTTAACATTATCACCAGATGCTGACTATACTTTTTCAGGTACATTAATAACACTTAATAGTGATATATTACCTGATGACATAATTACGGTTATATATACTACCAATGGCCAAGGAAATAGTTTAATAACAGATAATATTTTTATTTATAATCCAATCATAAGTGGAAACACATCCAATGAAGGTAGTAACAGATATTATTTCAATACTAATTCTAACAAATTTGAATTATTTACTAGTGTTGAAACTAATGATAGTAATTCAATAATAGTAATGATTAATGGTGTTACATTGGCAAATGAAATAGATTTTTATCAATCTACAAGTAATAAAAAACGATTAATATTAGAAGGTGATTTAGTTATTGGTGATATAATAACTATAGCATATTATCCTCAAGTAGCAATAATTAATGGTGTTATAGAAGCTAACCCATTGGTTAGTTTTTCAATAGCCTCACCACCACAAAAAATAAATGGGTTATTTACATTAGAAACAAGTGATTCAAAATCATTTAATAATATTATATTTACGGCTACAACTAATTATTCAGTTGGTGTTACAGCATATGGAATTCCACTTAATATAAGTGGAAATGTAGGTACTCAATTATATTATAGAATAAAAAATGAAAAAAATTACATTACATTTTGCGGTAATTCAATAAGTGCTGTAACGTATAGTGATATTATTCCAATAACAATTCAAATTAATTCTATTAATAGTTACTAATATTATTTACTATTGTATATTTATAATTAAAATAAACATAAAACACATTTATAAACATGAGTTACATTATAAACAACGCAAGTCCTTTCGTTAGTATAAAACTAACAGAAATTGGTAGACAACAATTATCATTAGGTCAATTAACTTTTTCTTATTGGGGAATTGGTGATTCTGAAATAAATTACGATAGAGAAGCTATCGTTGATGTTGCAACATCTACCGTTCCACCTATTGGTTCATTAACAGCAACAACAAGAATACTTAAACCATTTGACCAACAACCAAATCTTAAGTATTTTATTACTACAAATAATAGCACAATTTATAATGAATTTAAAAACGGTCAAAAAAATGTTATTAAAGCTGTTGTAAATAATAAAGCAGAAGAAAGAGGTTTTTTTGTTAATAATAATGGTATTTATACTACACTTACTGGTTCCACTTATACTCCATATACTCAAAGTATTATTAGTAACAAATTAACAGGTGGAACTCAATTAGAACTAAGTAATACAACATTATTTAGTGTAGGTGACTTTATGTTACTTAAATTAGGTAATAACACATTAGGTAATGTTGTTGTTGATGAAACAACTAGACCAATACCTAATTTATGGTTTAAAATAAAAGAAAAAACATCAACAAACGTAACATTAGATAGAAATCTACCAAATAGTCCTGTTGATAGTGTTAATTCACAAATCATAATTTATAAAAGTGGTGAAGTTTATGATACAATAGCAACAGGTACTACTGTTGCTTACTGGGATACAGGAACACTTGCATTTCAATCAAATAATAATGTAACATGCCACGATGTTCCAGTTTGGAATATGAATAATGTATGGAGAGAAAACCCAGCAGGTATAAGTAATTTAAATACGTATGAAGATTTTACTAAATTTGGTTCATATCCATTTTTAGGTTTTATGAATCCTTATTGTGAATATCTTTCAGAAGTATCAGCCGATACTGTAACTACTTATTGTAATTCAGTTGGTAATAGTTATATCGATGAAGTAAAAAAATCTATATCTATTATTCATTTTACAAATAATAGTATTTCCAATTTATATGGTGAATTTTTATATGTTGATGCAACAAAAAATAAAATAGTTGAGGTATTTCTTCCAGAATTAATGTATCATAGACGAGATTTTAAAACTGCTAGTGGAATGACAATGGGTATGAATTTTATTGCTTCAGGTAATACAAAATTAATTGGAAATAGTGAAATTCAATATATAGACTTAATGGAAGATTCTAGTATGATATCTTCAGCTATAGCTCCAGTATCAGTGGGTAAAGTTTTCCCACAATTAAAAATGATAATTTTTGATAATGATGAAATTGTTTCTGCATTATCTTATAAATCAAATAGAAATTGGACTCTTCCAGAATTATCAGCAACATTAGCCGCTCCTAGTGGTGGAACTTCTACTGGTATTTTAGGTGTTAATGAAACAATGTATTTAACGTATAGTTTAGAAGATAATAACCCTATTAATAATTTAAGAACTAGCATTCCTTGTCAAACTTATGTTAAAATAACCAACAATACTTCAGCACCTAAAGATATTGATTTTAGATTAATAGGTACTGATTTATTACCATACATGCGTAAGATTGAGTCATTTGATTATGATGGGTTAGGATTTCAAGCACATAAATTTAAATTAGTTTATCAAAAAGTTTCTGATGCGTCTATTAGACCAAGTTCAAATTTATGGAAAACATATAATTTTACATCTACTAGTATAACTGGTAATAATAATGAAACTATTGACCCTAAATTATTAGAAAATCAAACACCATTTGTAAATGGGTTTAATTTAAATTTAATAAATGATGGAGCATCAACAATATTTGATATTACCTCATCAATGTCAATGGCACCAAATCTTTCACCAGATGATTTACAATTTGGTGATGAAAGATTTTTTTATGGGAATATAAACACATATATTGGGGCTACTATTTTTAAAACAATATTTGATATTGAAATTACTAATGAGTTTAAATTTACAACAAATCCGACTAGAAGTAACGAACTATCAACAAACCCAAGTGCCATAAAAGTAAGTGAGGTTGGAATTTATGATGCAAACAAAAATCTTGTTTGTATTGGAAAACTTAGTACGCCAGTTCCTTTAAAGGCATCAAACATAACAACTTTAGAATTAAGCATGGATTTTTAATATGGGATTTAATAGTATAACACCGTCAATTAACTTAGTAGCTAAGTTGACACCTTTAGGTAGAAAAAGATTAGTTTCTACAAATAACGCTTTAATAACAACATTTAGCCTAGGTGATTCAGATGCTAATTATTATACAGCATATCCTTTAAATAGTGGTGAAGTACCATCGTTAGCTGGTGATATTGGACCATTAAATTCAGTAGGTAATGGAGTAACAGATAATATAGTGTTAAAAAGTTTATTATATGTTAATAGACAAGGTATTACTAAAAAAAATGTTGAATCACAATCTGTTAATATAGTAACCGAAAGTATATTTAATGGATTTACAACTGTTAGTGGAACAAATTTAACTAGATTAGTTATTGATAGAAATTCATACGATACTAATAGTTATGTTAATTTATATTATTCATTTGGTTTACCCTTAAATGCAAATAATGATTATATGTATACTGCAGTAACTAACACAAATGGTGGTTTTGCTGATACGGCATTTAGTGGTTTAGCTACTACTAATATTGGTGTTTTTGCTATCGATAATACAACATATGGTGAAACAATAGTTGGTAAAACTATTAAAATGGATTTACCAACTACTGCTGGTACATTTACAATTTACGGTACATATGAAAATAAAAATATTGCATTAAATATTGAAGATGCTAATATCTACGATACATCAATAAATTCTAAAAATATTGATGATAATATAACATTTTTGTTTTGTGATGATATTAATAAACCAAATGGCGATTCAACCTTGTCATGGGCAACTGGTTGGAACACACATAAACCTTTTAGTCTTAACAAAAAACAATTATTTAATTTTCAAACAAATACTAATTTAAGCCTTACAGCTGATACTATTGTTGGTGTTGCTTATTTAGATAAAGGTATAATTGTATTAACTCATCCAACAATTGTTAATAGTATTGGTGAGTTAACTTCAGGAACAACAACAGGAACCACAATAACATTTGATAGCGTATCAACAGATATTTATCAAAATATAACATGTATTGCTGATAGAGGTGAATTTGGTACATCAACAAATATTACAATAGGTGCTGGTGATAACCCAAGAATTAGTGAAATTGGGTTATATGATGATTTAGGTAATCTTATAGCAATAGCTAAAACTGACCGTCATATAGTTAAAAATGTTAATGAATTTATTGCCTTAGGGATTAAAATAAGCCTTTAATAATGGATAATAAAGGAATATATAAAATATTTAATTTAGTAAATAATAAAATTTATATTGGTAGTGCATCCAGTAATGGTGGTTTTAGAAAACGTTGGAATGAACATAAAAGTGATTTAAATAGAAATGTTCATCATAATAAACATTTACAATTATCATGGAATAAATACGGTTCGGATAATTTTAAATTTGAAATAATTGAATTAATTAATGATACTAGTTTAATTTTAGAGCGTGAACAATATTATTTAGATAATTTAAAGCCAGACTATAATATTTGTAAGATAGCTGGTAATACATTAGGTGTTAAACTAAGTGAAGAACATAAGAAAAAAATATCTGATAACGCTAAACTTAGAATTGGTGATAAAAACCCATTTTATGGTAAAAAAGATACTGAAGAAACTAAAAATCTAATGTTAAAAAATAAAAAAGGTAAACCAGTTAAACCGAAAAAACCAATTTTACAATTAAATATTAATAATGAAGTTATTAAATATTGGAAAGGAACTTATGATGTTGTTGAAAGTTTAGGGTTTAATCAAAGCAACATTAATTTAGTGTTAAATGATAAACGTAAAACAGCACATGGATTTAAATGGGTTTATGTAAATTAGGTATTAAAATATCATTATAGTATTTATTTTTTAGAATTCTGGTTTAGATTTATATAAAAATTTTTATAATATGGAAAATAAAATAGAAAAAGAACCAGAATTTCTTTTAAGTCTGGATGTATCCACCTCTACAATAGGTATCGCTTTATTTGAAGATGATGGGACTAAAGGTGATTTGAAATTACTTCACCACGTTAGCCCTAAAGTTAAACCACTTCCAAGTAGTAAAATGGAAGAATTATTTCGTAAGGTGGAAATATTTGAAGAAGAATTCCTTAAAAACTACACCAATTTTAATATTACTACTGTTGTAATTGAAGAACCTCTTTTACAATCAAATAACGTTTATACAATCGCAACTCTTTTACGATTCAATGGAATGATATCCAAATCAGTGTACGACACATTAGGAGTCGTTCCTACGTTCATTTCTTCTTATGATGCTCGTAAGTATGCTTTTCCAGAATTGATGGCTGTAAGAACCTTTAAAAAGGACGGGACAGCATTAGATGCAAAAGCAATAGCTAAAAACACACCAGTACTTTTTGGTGGTTATCCATTTGATTTAGATAAAAAATATGTTCTTTGGGAAAAAGTTGCTGAACTTGAACCACAAATTACATGGTTTTTTGATAAGAAAAACAAATTAAAAAAAGAAACATTCGATATGTCAGATGCCTATGTATGTGGGTTGGCATATTTTAATAAAAGAAATTTGGAAAAATAAAGTTAATTATCTTTTCTAACTATATTCCATATTGTTGATTTACTAATACCGTATAATTCACTTAATTTCCTAGTTGAATAAGAACCAGAACTATATTTATTTAATAGTTCTGTTCTTATTTCATTAGAGATTTTAGTTTTGTATTTTATTGATTTTAAAATATCTTTTTTACTTTTATTAATCATTAAAATTTTTGTTTTTTCTTCATGTTTAAGACCAATATGTGAATTAGACATTTTATTTTTTGTTTCATCAGTATGTTTATTACCCAAACTATTTTTATTACCAATACGACTTTTAGACATTTTATTTTTTGTTTCATCGCTATGTTTGAAACCTAGCATATTACCAGCTGTTTTACATAAATTATAACTCATTTTTTTATCGTATGTTATTAAATCTAAATAAAATTGTTCACGTTCTAATAATTTATTTAAATCTAAAACATATTCAATCACTTCAAATAAAAATGATTCTTCACCATGTTTATTCCATGATTTTTGAAGAAAATTATTATCATGTTTATTTTGTTTTAATGTGCGTTTATGTTCATTCCATCTATTTTTAATATTTATAGAACTACCAATATAATAACGACCATTATTTTTATTTATTATTTTATAAATTCCAGATTTAATTATCATTGATATCAATTATTTTAGTTGTTTTACTACCAACATAATTATTATTTTTATCATATTTAATTTCAATGTTGTTTGTTATTGTTACGTTTTTTAAATAATTATTAATTAAGTTTTCAATAAATTCTGATTTATTATTTGTTAGTATTTCTAACATGGTAAATGAATGGTTAGAAATAGTTATACCTAATTTTATTTTTTTTTCTTTTTCTTCTAGTTTTGGTCTTCCCATAATATTTGTTTTATTAATAAATATCGGATAAAAATCAAAAAATCGGATAAAAACTAAATAAATTAAAAATATTTAGTATATTTGCATAAAAATTAAAATAATGTCGAGTTTATTAGTAAACATATTAGAGTCATTTCTTGGTGATATTAAGAAACATAATGAAGACACAGGACAAGCAGCGTTTGATTGTCCCGTGTGTTCTGCTGAAAAAAACTTACCTAATGGTGATGGAAAGGGAAACTTAGAAATTAACTATAATAAAAACATGTTTAAGTGTTGGGCATGTCCTGATACTAACCATATGCATGGTCCAGTAGTAAGACTACTTAAAAAACATGCAACACCTAAAAACCTTAGAGATTATTTACTAGTAAAACCAG